TTGCCAAGCGTCTGATTCATATCGCGCAGACCGTTAGCCTCTACGACACCTTGACGCGATCCACCAAAGCCACCTGCAGCCATCGCACCGCTACGAATGGACGGCTCTAGGTTGCGGCTCCAGTTTGTATTCATCTGGTTGGTGATGGACGCGGCCATTTGATCCAGATATGGATTTAGACCACCGCTAGTAGATGAAGAGGAACTAGAGCCACTTCCATACCCACCAGTGCCGCCAGTACCTGAAGTACCACCAGTACCACCACTGGCAGCGCCCGATGAGTCGCCCCATCCGTCACCAATACCCAAGCGACCATTGCCGGACTGACCATATCCGAACTTCACACCGCCGTAGATGCCGTTGGCGTCCCAATCCGTTGGCGCAAAGTTTGTACCTGTATACGTACCTGATTGCATGGCGCTGTAAGCACCAGGCGCTCCGTTTTTCATGTCGTTTAGCCAACCGTTGTAGTTGTTGGCATACGCGCCGTTCGGGTTGTCCTTTTGGTACTGCGCGAAGTTGTCTTGCATCGTCGGCTTGTAACCGCCGATCTGTCGTGCCTGTAGAGTCAGATCACGCGCCTGCCAGGGGTCAGTAACTCCGTTCTGTTGCAGGAACTGGCGTTCATTGCCGCCGTTCTTGTAGAAATCCTGAATCTGTTGGTCAGAGTAGGTGTTGCCACCGAATGAAATAGGCATGGTCTTATCCTAAAAAGTGCCAAGCGGCATCACGATAAACATAGAGGCCGGAGCCAGAACCAGGGTTCCAGGTCGTGCCATCCGCTTTGACGATGGTTCCATCCCTAAACTTTTTTGGTTCTGCATAGAGCGTATCCAGCGACATGGATGCGTCTTGTGTCTCCAGGGCCTGCGCGATCTTTGCAAGCTCCAGACGTAAAAAAGCCGCTAGTGAAGCGGTATTTGTTGGTGGATTCCCAGGCGTGTATCGGGCCATCAATAAGCCCCCCGCTTGGTGTACTCAATATCAAACGACTTCATACGCCAAGCTGCGTAACCAGCATTCGAGAACCTAACTGCTAGGTAACGTCCCGTTGCAAACGAATCGACCTTGATCGACTGGCCTAGCGTGAACGTCTGAGGAGTGCTCCACACTGGAGCCGAGTCAGGGTACATCGACGCGCCTATTTCAATCGTGATCTGAGATCCATACGCTCCGTCGATCTTTGGGCGAATCGCTGTGATCGTCTTGACGCTGTACGGGTCGCCCAAATGCATACCGGTTCGTGTTGCATTGGCGGATATCACACTGCCGAAGTCGCTGGTTCCAGTGTCAACCAGCGAAATAATCGGCGTTGAATGGGACATCAACAACCGTGCCTCTGCAGGGCTGTATTCATTCTCGTTCCATGCTGTAGCGTCTGAAGCCCAAGAGTTTGAATCACTAGACCACGTAGAGCCTGCCGCTGCAATGTTGATCTGTCCGAACGCCCCATACGTCACGTTCTGTAGCTCACGGACGGCCCAGGTCTTATCTACCCAATTCCACACGCAAGCCCGGTTGCATGAGGTTGCATCGCCAAATGGGAAGCAGACCCATACTTCATTTTTCTGCGGGTTGGCAGTGACGAATGCACGCTTGTAGTAGCTGCTATTGATGTTGTTGAAGATGTACTTGCGGACCAGACCGTTAGCAATCGAGTTCACACTGTCGCCAGTGTTCAAAACAACATCGCCAGCAGACAATACAACATGCCCTAGAGGTGTTTGCACACCACATCCACGAGCCAGCATACCGGACTCCCCCGGCAACCTTTGGAAGCGGAAAATGTACGGAGCACCTACGTACGTCATGGCGTACATGCTTCGCTCTTTATAGATGACATTCATGTCACCCAAAGGCAGGCAATCTACTAAGATGTCAGGTGTCTCTGCTAGGTCTTGTTCGCCAGCATCTTTGGCCGGATTGGTTTCGTCCCAGTCACCAGAACCGGAAACAGCACCAGGATTAAGGGTTGTGGACCACTTAACCATGTGCGGATACTTAGTGCCGGACTTGGTTAGCCCAAGCGCAACGATGTAGTTCTTGAACGGACGCATTGCCGTGCAACGCCAGTTGGCATCCCATCCACCCAAGGTAGACAGAGTTCCAGTTCCAGCCCACGACATAGGCTGATCCACGCCGTTGTTCAAGATTAAGACGCCGTTTACCGAACCACCAGACCAGCGGTCATCAACCGCACCAGTTGGAGCAGTGCCGGTGATGTTGGTCCTTGTGGTGCCATCGTCAACATATACAGCAGTAAGCCCAGCATGGACCCAATACCGAGCCGTAGTGGTCGCGTATGGAGTGAGAAAGTACGGGGTTACGGATGGCGTGTCAAATGCTTGCGTTGTGCCTTTGAATCGCTCGGCATAGCCGTTATTAAAACGCACGTTTAGAGACGACGACCATACACCGCTGCCTAGTTCTTCTGGCGAAAGATCAGCCGCGATGCCTGCACCGCAGTTGTCTACGGTTGCTAGCATCAGCCCTCCGAAAACACGCCATCGGCGTATTTCCACCCAATACCAGGCATAGGGTCTAGGCCATCAATCAGAATCCAGTTATCACTGATGGGAGCGGCAGCAAGTGCGATGTTCACTACCGTGCCATCAAGGACTATTGCGTATCTCATAACAACTCACATGTAGAAGCGGAAGATCACAAAACCATTGCCGCCAGCGGCCATAGTTCCGCCAGAGGTACCACCACCAGCGCCGCCACCGCCGTTGCCGCCAGCGCCTGGAGTCGTAGTCACGCCGTTTGAACCAGCGGCAAGCATTCCGCCTCCACCACCTGCGCCCGTTGTGCCTCCTGTGCCACCTGCAAAGCCGGTCAGCCCCCAAATGGATACCGAGGCCATAGATCCGCCAGAGTTAGCGACATTGCCAAGGCCTCCTGCACCAGCACCGGGAGTGCCGCCTCCACCGCCAGTTCCACCTGTGCCAGCGCTACCAGCGCCACCACCGCCCCACCCATTCATACCGTCCGCGCCATTCAGCGAATCGGCAGTAGATCCTGCAGCGCCAAGTGGCTTGTAAATGGTTACAGTTGCGGAGACATACGACGATCCAGGCGCTACACCCGAGCGAGTAGCTACATCAAGTGCGGACCACAGCAGCTTTCCAGGGAACGGTGCACCGCCAGGGCCACCTGCGTCAGATGTTCCATTCCCACCGCCACCGCCACCAAAAAGACCTGCCTTCGGTTTGTTTGCAAAGTTGCCACCAGCTCCGCCGCCGCCAACTGCCGCGTACATCATCCCGCTGATAGATACTGTCGTTGTTCCACCAGAGCTGCCAGCAGTACCACCAGCACCTACAACGTAGTCGATTGATGTGCCAGCGATAGGTATTTCGTAAATTTGGCACCCACCAAACCCACCTCCAGCAGGTGTGCCGCCAGCAGTGAGCGAACTACCGCCACCGCCGCACAACATCGCTTCAATACGCTTGGTCCCAGCAGGTACGGCTATATTCCCGCTGGTCTGTAAAACGCCTGTTTGAACGTAGCTTTTCGCTCCGCTACCAGAGTCATTTGGATCGCCCCAGGACATTACAAGTCTCCACCAGTTACGGTTACTGCCAGAGCGTTAGCAACAGTCACGGCAATGGTCGCGGTGATCTTGTAGCCAGCCGGAAGCATCAAAGAGCCACCGTTAAGCAAAGGCGTGTAAAAGTCAGACGCAGTGCTGATTTCTGAGGTCATCGTGTTTGCTGGAACACTGATGGACTTAATCAGCGTGTTATTGCTTGCCGTAGTCGTGGCCGATCCGTTGTTTACAAACAAGCGAACCACAGTAGCCACTGAAGTTCCTGTGTAGGCAATCTGCACTCCGTCAACTTTTGATCCATTGGCACCAGCAGTAAACAAAGTGACTACGGTGCCTGTGCCGTCTTTGTTGGTGTTTGCCGTTAGCAGCGTTTGTCCAACAGGTACTTGTGGCGTGATTGGGAATACGGGGGAAGTATTAGCAGCCATTTAGAAGGCTCCGTATAGGTTGTTCAAGTAGATGTTTTGACCAGCAGATACAACTTGGCCCCATGAGGCTGTAGAACCGTTAGTCGTCT